TATTTTGACACTGAAGCAGCAGTCAATAAAGGATTACTGGAGTCTCGTGGAGTTGATACAACACGGTTGGTTGTTGTAAATGTAGTTACCATAGAAGAGTTTAGAAGTAAGGCACTTAAAGCAGTTGATATATACTTAAAAAAAGATGAAGGAGATCGCAAACCTTGTATGTTTGTTCTTGATTCTCTCGGCATGCTTTCCACAGAGAAAGAAATTCGTGATGCTTTAGATGATAAACAGGTTCGTGATATGACCAAATCACAACTTGTCAAAGGTGCATTCCGTATGCTCACCTTAAAACTTGGTCAAGCAAACATACCACTTATAGTTACAAATCACACTTACGATGTTATCGGATCTTATGTCCCAACTAAAGAAATGGGAGGAGGCAGTGGCCTCAAGTATGCCGCCAGTACGATCATTTATCTCGGCAAAAAAAAGGAAAAGGATAAGACAGAAGTTGTTGGAAACATTATTAAAGCTAAGACGGCTAAATCAAGACTCTCAAAAGAAAATCAACAAGTAGAGATAAGACTTTACTATGATGAAAGAGGACTTGACAAATACTACGGTCTTCTTGAATTAGGAGAGACTGCAGGTATGTGGAAGAATGTTGCAGGTCGATATGAGATCAATGGTAAGAAAGTGTATGCGAAGAACATATATTCTGAACCTGAGAAATACTTTACTGAAGATGTTATGATTAAACTTGACGAAACAGCACAGAGGGTATTCTCATATGGAGCGAATTGAAACAACGATTCTACGGAATCTTTTACATAATGAAGACTATGCTCGAAAAGTAATTCCTTTTATCCAACCGGATTTCTTTGAGGAAAAGAGTGAGAAGATTATATTTGACGAAACTGTTTCATTTATTACGAAGTATGATAATTGTGTAACTGTCGAAGCACTAAATATTGAGGTTGAGAACAGGACAGACCTTACTGCAGAAGAAGTAAAAAGTATTGTTAATATCAGTACAGAATTGAATGACTCCCCCGTTGATTCGCAATGGTTACTGGATACAACTGAAAAGTGGTGTCGTGACCGTGCGATTTATCTTGCCTTGATGGAGTCAATTCATATTGCTGATGGTAATGATGAGAAGAAAAATCGGGATGCGATTCCAAATATTCTATCTGATGCTCTTGCTGTTTCTTTCGACAATAACATAGGACATGATTACTTAGAAAACTATGAAGACAGGTATGAGTATTACCACAGAACAGAAGACAAGATCCCCTTTGATCTTGAATACTTTGACAAAATTACCAAAGGTGGTTTACCTAATAAGACTCTTAACATCGCGTTGGCTGGTACAGGTGTCGGGAAGTCTTTATTCATGTGCCACCATGCTAGCTCCGTGTTGTTACAAGGCAGGAACGTACTCTATATTACAATGGAAATGGCAGAAGAGAAAATTGCTGAACGAATTGACGCAAACCTCTTGAATGTGCCAATTCAACAACTGGCAGACCTTCCTAAGAATATGTTCGATAAGAAGGTAACTAAACTAGCAGATAAGACACAGGGTACACTTATTATCAAAGAGTATCCAACTGCAGCTGCACACTCAGGACATTTCAAAGCATTACTAAATGAACTAGCGTTGAAAAAATCCTTCAGACCTGATATAATATTCATAGATTATTTAAATATTTGTGCCTCATCAAGATACAGGGCGAATGCCTCAGTCAACTCTTACTCGTACATTAAAGCGATTGCGGAAGAACTTCGGGGTCTTGCCGTGGAAGCGAATCTACCAATTGTTAGTGCAACACAGACGACTCGTAGCGGCTTCGCTTCTTCTGATGTTGATCTCACCGATACCAGTGAATCCTTTGGTTTACCCGCTACTGCTGATCTTATGTTTGCCCTCATCTCCACGGAAGAACTCGAAGGGTTAAGTCAGATAATGGTGAAACAATTAAAGAATAGATACAATGATCCTACGATTCATAAGAGATTCATTGTAGGTATTGATCGTGCGAAGATGAGAATATATGATTGTGAACAAAAAGCACAAGAAGATGTGCTTGACTCAGGAACCAATGAGGAGTATAATGAAGAAAAGATTCCTAAAAAATCATTCGCAGAGTTTAAATTCTAATGACTAAAAAAATTGACTTTGATAAGTACGCTATATTCGTGGATGGTGTCACATCCGATCCCAGTAAGGATTATAAATCTTTTATTGAGAGTCTTAGTGCTCTTGACGGAAAAGGTGCCAATATTAATCGCCTTACCACTGCTGCTGTTGGCATTAGTGCTGAAGGTGGTGAATTTATGGAAATCGTTAAGAAGATGGTTTTCCAAGGTAAGCCTTGGAACGACGATAATAGAGAACATCTTATTATTGAGTTGGGTGACGTTATGTGGTACGTGATGCAAGCATGCATGGCATTAGATGTTTCAATTGATGACGTAGTATCTGGTAACGTAGATAAATTAAAGAAGAGATATCCGGGTGGAGACTTTGATGTCTACTATTCAGAAAACCGTAAGGAGGGAGACCGATGAGTCAACTAAGAGATCAAATGATCAATGCTCTTATAGCACATGCAAGAGGTGACATCGAAAAGTACAGAGCAAATGTAGAGGTCTATTTAAATAACCCTGCAGGTATTGGTGAGCACTCAGATGTGATGGAAGCAGTTGAGCAAGAGTTAGATAAGATTGCTAGATATCATGACCAGATTGAAGTATTAAATAAATATTTCAAAAAACAGAAAGATGTCTGATATTAAGGTAGTCTTAAGTGATCTAGCAAAAGAAGTTGCAAAACTTGCAAATATTTCTCTAGCAGTCAGAACTAATAATCAGGGTCTTCCACAGGAAGATCCAAGATATACCTTTCCTATTGATAACGATTCTTCATTTGGTAAAATATCAGAAATCAGTTCATCAAAAAAAGCAGGATATGGAACTCTGGTAATTGTTAATCAGAGTAACAAAAGAGATGTTGTAATGAGAAGAATTTGGAAAAGTGTAGAGATATATAAAGATTCTATAATAAAACTATATGAAGATACTCTTGCATTGAACGATATAAAAGCAGATGTCCTTGATTTGGAGTTTGGTAGATTTTCTGATTATTCAGATGGATCACAAACTATTTTATTAAAGATACAAGAATATACAAAAGGTAAAAATCCAGTTGCTAAATCAAATCAAACAAAAGCATTTGTTATATTCGCAAAGGCACAAAGAACAGTCTCAGGTGATCCACATGAACTAATGTCAGGTATTTTGATAGCTATGGGAAAACGTATCAATACTCAGAATATTAATTCAATGCCACTTGATAAGAGAAATCAGGTTCTTGATAATATTTGTAAGGACATATATGATAATCGTCGTTTAGTAGATGGATATAAAGAAAGTGATGCAAAATTAATTGAAGGTGATATCGTAAATTTAGCAAAAGCATTATCAATATCAAATTATATTAACAACTTGATGTTAAGAAACAGTGCATCTAATGTTGAAGTTTATCAGACAGGAGCAAAATGGTCTAAGAATATTGCAAAATTTAAAGGAAAAGATAAATCAAGAGATACAATTATCAAATCATATAACTCATCTGACTTAATAATTAAATTTAACTTAGGGAAAGAGACCCATCATTGGGGTTTGTCACTTAAGAAGAAAGGATATAAGGTAAATGAGGTTGACCCTACATTACTTAACAAACCAATAGTGGGTGATGCAGGTGGGAAGAAAACTGCCGGTTTCTTATTCTTGAAAGCAGGTAATTCTGATGTTCAAAAATTAAAAAATGCAGAGGATGAATTTTTTAAAGATGTTTATCGTGTAAGATTTGATGGTGAAGAACCAAAGACTAATAATGCATCATGGAAGAAAAAGTTAAATGATGGATTAGCAGGTGATGAAAAGAAAGCTGCTTTAACTGGAAAAGAATTTAG